TCGAGGTATAGCCAATCCGTCTTGTGGCTTCTATAGACGCCGGAGCTAAAGCAGTCGTTCCGGTATTACTCTGGGTTGTAGCGTCATCCTCTGAATACGGATGTGAAGCATTACACAGAGACACACTATCCGGCCCGTCCGTGCCTACAAACGCACCATTAAAAATAGCCGCACCCGCTTTTTCCCTGGTTCTGGCTGAAGAAACAGCCATCTGCCAGGGTTCACGATCTATTGTTGCAAACATTGCATCATCGTACAGTTTCCGCTCAATCTTAAATCCAAGAGCCTTCTCTGGAAACGTAAAGGTCTTGTCATAAAGCTGAACGGGCGCATCGTAACTGATAGTGCCGTCAAAGTCCTGTAAGTCCTGCATTCCACCAACACCACTAACAATCTCATACGCTCTGTCCGATGTTTCCATACCGAAAAGATAAGGAATCATGCTTGTCATGATCCTTTCTTTGTAATCCGTGTCGTAAATTCGGCGCATCCTCGCATCTAGGAGGTCACCAAAATTTTCACTTATTGCTACACTTGGCATAATTTATCCTCCTTTTATACTGCCCAATTGAGCCAAAAATTTTTGACTGTGGAACCAAGGGTTAATGTGAACTGATGAAAGAACTTTGCCGTTCCTGGCGTAAGAACTAACCCGTCATGCTTTACATAATCTAACTTTTGCATCGGCCATCCAGGTGAACTTATCCATGTGGAAAGACCACATACTGCTACTCCTGCGTCCACATCATCATAAATCGACACGCTCATAAGTCCCGTACCAGTAGCATCGGGCAGCAAAAAAGTTGCCATCGGAGGTCTGATAACTAAATAATCGTCTGCTGCAACAATGGCGTTAGTCCATGCCGAAGTCGTAAAATAATCGCTTGAGTTGGACTGGTCTGTTACATAACGAAGTTCACCAGCAGCAGCACCATCATACATATAGAGCCAACCGCCAATCATCCAATCGTCAGCAGTAAGCGCATCCCCGCATGTGAATGTCGTACCACCAGCAGAAGCTGATGCATTAGTATCGAAATTATTTCCACCAGCAAGGTCTTTATAAGAATACTCTGCCTGAATTACCGTAGAAGGAAAACAAGGGGTTATCTTGCGATAACGCGCAGCATAAGTACCGTCATTAAGCAAATAATTTCCGGTTATACCCTGCTCTTCCTCTAAAATACCGCAAATGTTTTTCCAAGCAGTAGTACTCTGGTTGGCAAACGTAACAAATATGCCATTGGCAAAGTCAGTCGCTTCCTCAACTTTACACAAACTTCCCCTATAGCGCTTGGTTACACCGTCTGCATTATATGTGCCGTTATAAAGCATTTCCAACGTAGCGGGCTTTTGTCCACCAATAAGGTCTTTAATAACCTTCATTTCGTTGTTCCTTTATGTTAAAGGTTTGTCATACTCACCTCTGCCACATTGAGGACAACCAAATATTACTGTATGGTCGTCCGGGCATTGGTCTTGAGTATGAGTTATTTCCGTATAGACTAGTCCTAGCCCAGGTCGCCTTTTATCTCGCCTTAAATCGCAAGGAAAGCCGCACCTTTTGCATCGGGTGAAATCGGAATCTTCATTGCCTGTTGGGGTTCTTTGTTTCAAGATAGTCCCTTAAATATTGTATTTTTCTCGAATTGCCGGAGAGATGTCACTGATATAATCCTTTATATCTTTGTGATATCCCTTTGCTATTGACGCTTTCGCATCCTTCTCAAATTCTTTCGGCAATTTCGGTTCTTTTGTTATTTTCGTTTGTACCCCACCACCAATCATACCAAGATCAGTCGGTTCCTTTTTTGGTTCCAGGAACGCCGCCTTTGCCTGATAAATACCTAACTTCGCAGCGGCTTCAGGGGGAAAACCTTCTGTGGTTGCCTGATGAGCTATCTTCCGGGCGTCCGTGAAAATATCCTTGTAGCAAGGGTCATCGGAATACGCCGTAATAGCTGTATCAGTGGCTACCGTTTGTGATTTGGACAGGTTGACCTTAGCTCTTTCCCTCACGTCCATCATTTTGCTAAAAGCACTGTAAGGGTCTGTGTAAATTTCCTCTGACATTTGCTGTTTAAAGTTCTCGATAGCATCCTGTGAAGGTGCTTGCTGAGACGTACCTGCACTTCCCTTTAGTTCCTGAAGTAAAGGCATTATCTTTTCTTCAATTTGCTGTGCAGCATACCGCCCTGAAAGAGTGCCTACCTGTTCCATTTGTTTCTTGTTTAACCCTGGCAATTCAGTATCGTCAGCAACGGCTGTGTCGTCATGGGTCGTGTCATCCGCTGCCAAGGCCGTATCGTCAGTCGTGTCGTCGGTATCTTGGACTTGATCTTCTGGCATTTTTCTTCTCCTTAAAATACAAAAGCCCTGATAGATGTTGTCTCTCATGTGCTGGCCGGCACACGAAAGGTTATCTAACAGGGCTTCTGTGGTTATTGAGTGTCCCTATTTAATTAAGTTTTATTCTTTATCTATTTTTATAGACTCCTTAGTCTCAATATTTAACATTCCCTCCTTTGCAAGTTCAGCGTTTATATTTCCTATCTTCTTTTTTGCTATCCAATCTTTCAACAATAATGTAAATTTGTCTAATGAACAGGAAAAGGTTTCTCTTAGGTCAACATTTGAAATGCCACCCTTAAAAAAATTAACGGTTATTCCTTTTTCTTTTTTATTCAACCATCCCTTTGCCAGTAGTGTTATTTTATCCAGTTGCTTCATTTATTATATTCTGAGTCTTTGCCATCATTTTTGCACGAAATCGTATCTCTCTTACAAGGTCTACTATTTGATCGCTCATTAACTCTTCATTGGTTATCAAATTAAACAGACCCATTCTTATCTCGCCCTGCCATTCATCAAAAAGCGGTTTTCCATACCCGTCAGCAAACTTCTTGAATTTCTCAACTCTTTCAATTCTCCTTGCTTCTATGAGTGGTGCATTTCCCGGAACATTAGGGTCAGGAATATCATCCGGCAAATCATCCCCAAACAAAGTCTTCCATACAGCCGTGCCTAATTGGTTATGATCTATCATTGCGCCAACCTCATTGCCCTGCCTCTTACACCCTTCTCCTGCTGACTCATTTGAATGCCTTGCTCGTTTGAAGCCTTACTGCCCATCATCCTGTCAAGCATCTGCATGTTCCCTGCCTCGGAAGTCGGTTCATAAAAATTCTCGTCTAACAACCCTGACAGTTCTTCATCCCAGTTACGATTCCTGTAAATGTTCTTTATTATTGCATTTTGAAGCTTCGGTACGTTTGGGTTTTGAATTGCGCTAATTATCGATAGCAACTGAGTATCCTGTTGTACTTCAACCTCTTTCTGGTATTCGAGCTTCACGCTTGCCGCTGCCGGAATGTACCTGTAAAGCTCTTCCCAGTCCGAATATTTAAAAGGTTTGCCTAGAATGGTTTCAAATGTCAATTTATGTGCAAACTTCTTAGCAAACCTTACGTCCATCTGAGCGGACGGTATTAATCCTGTAGTTTCAATCATTTTTATAACAAAGTCCAACTTCCCGGCGGTCAACTGAGCGTTCATCACGTTTGTGGTTGCGGTTTTCTCCTTCGCCCCGCCTGACATTGCGTTTGTAACCGTCATGAGTTGGATTTCGTTATCAAGAAGTGCATGTTTCTGCCAGACGTCTCTTGATATGTTCGTTGCTTCTTTAAAATAAACAGAGTCTTTCGGTGGGCCGCCCGTGAGCCATTTCTGACCTGGCGCGTGTACCATAGTGTCCCAATCCCACAAACCGTATTTGTTTACTATAACCGGAGGATGAAGGTTTTGGTTCATTTCGTCAAATCCAGCATTGATATTATCGTTTATAGAGGTCTGAAGGTCTTTGATAGGCTCTATCTCGCCCATCGATTGCCATCTTTTAGGATCAAAGTAAATGTGCATATCTATGTAGTTTATTTCATCATAGATATGATCCTTGAATTTTATCAAAACATCACTGGAATCCTCTCCGGACTGTCTTACATAGGTTGCAATCATAAGGCGTGTCTCAATATCGTCTGAAAATATTTCTTCTTTGTCAAAGCACGGTATCCATTGTTTATCTTCTTTTTTCTTATATACCGGTATTTTGCCTACCCTTTCATAAACCTCTACATTAGCATATATGTCAAACTCCGGTGGTGTTTCCTGCCCGTCCTTGCTTTTTTCCTGGGCATGATCTTGGTGGTGTTCGGAACTTACAGAACTTAGTTCAGGGTTAATCTGATCAAGGTTCATGTAACTCCCATCATTATAAAGAGTATCTAAGTCAAGCATTGCCCTGTGAATCACAAACCGCCCCTGCCTAATACTCTGCCCTGGCTGTAACAGTGGGTCACATACTATGTCTTTGTTATCCACTATAAGATTGTAAGGCCAGTCTTCTTCGGGATATGTCTGTTTGGTTGTTTTGTTATGGGGAGCAACCTCTGTCTCGTTTCCTTCAGTATCCATTTTCATAGGGATTACAACCTGGATTGTTTGAGACTTGGTTTTTAATTTCTGATGCCAGGTTTTTTTCATTATCCCAACCCCGTTCAGAAGCGCTCTCAATGTCCACATAACTACCGTTGAAAAATAGGGAGTGTGGGGTGCGTCTGTTCCTGGATTCAGGTTGTGCCAGAACTCAAGTATTGACTCCCTCTGAAATGCGCCTTCTTTATCCCCTGATTTTACACCCACGAGCGGATTTGCTCCGAATATCTTCTGGGTTATGTACGGTATGGCAGTCCATATAACCTGAAAGACCTTGTTGATAACTACGTTGGATTCCCAATCGTAGTTCTTTTCAGGTCGTTCTCCGCGAAGCATCGAATACAGGGTTTCGTAAAGTTCGTCTAAATCAGATACAAACGATTTCCCGTTTGTCCAGTCGTTCGCAGTCAGTTCAATGAGTTGCTTTTCCCAATCTTTATCTTTTGGCATTAAATCTTTCCTTTAAAAACCTTTTTTCTAACATGTC